TATACCTAATAAAGGATCTCCTTCAGGGGAATATAATACTTTATCTCCGGTTGTAAATTTTGTTGGGTTTGAAGTAAATTTAATTTGTGTATATTTCTCATTATTATTAAATCCACCCAAAGTATCAGATGCTAAAGGAATTGGTAATGATTCCTGAACCACCTCAACACTTAAATTTTCCCTATATTCATTGCTACCATTAAATTCAGATGGTAATGAATTTGAGGCAACATAAAAATCTCTGCTACTTTCATCAAAATAAACATTTTGAACATCAGAAGTAATTACAGAATTTCCATATTTCAATAATGTTTTTTCTGATTCTGTTTTTGCTTTATTAAGAACTCGTCTTAAGTTATAATTTTGAGCATCATCGGGTGCGAAAGCAAAATTACTTAAAATTACACTATTTTTTTGTACATCTATTGCAGTGACAATCGGATATTGATCGTTGTTACTAGTAGGAAATACTCTATTTTTTGCGAATCTATCAATAATTTCAACATTATCTCCTATTTTAAGACTTGAGCGATCAATTAAACTACTTAATTGAACGGTTTGATTGTTAAAAGATGTGATTTGATAAGTCGAACTAGTGTTGTATATCCAAGAATTAGCAAAAATTTCTTTTTTACTTTTATTGCTCTCTGGATTTTCAATCTTTATACCATAATTTTTTATTTTTAATACATCTCCCTCATCAATATCTAAATTACCATCTTGAACAAAGTCATTTAATACACCAACAAAAATTAAATCTACTCTTTTACTGGTATCTCCATCTTCATACCCAAAATATAATTCATTACTTCTTATGATATCACTTTTTTCAATTGTGCTTTCTATCCCCGTACAACCTAAAAATTGATTAATCGTTTTATCGGTATAAGTGATAGTATTATTGCCGGAAACTATTGTTCCACTATCAGAAAATCCTATTGTAGAATCTACTGTTATTACATTTGAACCAGCGGCAGATTCCTCAACAGATTTACTATTTGGTGTAATTTTAAATACACCTTTGATATCGGAGATTTCATCATATCCAATAAACAGATCAATTTGATATAAAACTTCATTATCAGTTACAACTGCTTGTATATCAGATACTGATGCTTCACTAGAAGAGTTATCCTTAAATATTGATTGACCCTTTATCTTTAAAGGGTTTCCAGAGACTAATCTAGCTAAGGCAACTTGTCTTCTTTTGAATTTTGCAGAAGAAGGTTTGAGTATTAGTTCTTCTAAATTTATTACTTTTGGATCTCTGCCGTAAAGAACATTATATAAAATTCTAAAAGATTCATTTGTACCTTTGGAAATATAAAATGACTTTATTTCTTTTAAAAAATTTCCTACATTTAAAGAAGATGTAAAATCTTTGCCTTCTAATCCTGGCGCAAATGTAAATTTGAATTTATTGTAAAAATCTTTTAAAAATAATGAACTAAGATTTGTAACTGAAGATCCGCTACTATGTGATGTCGCAGATGATGAAGAAAATACTAATTCTTCTTGATTTAAATCTTGATGATAATCAGTAATACCACTAAATCCACGAATACAACCAGTAAAACTTGTTGATGTTATTCCGGTGTATGTAATGATCTCATCATCTATTTTTAGCAATCCATATTCATCAGGATATCCTTTAGTTCCACCACTGACTGTTATTGTAGTTTCTGTCGATGATATATCAGAAGACAGGGTAGTTATACCAACTATAACTTCTGATACTAAAGTATCAAGATTTAAGTACTGATCTAAATTTTCTGCAATATCAACGGGACCACTTTGATATTCTTGAGAAATATAATATTGTTTTAAGAAATCTACTGTTTTTGGACTTTCGTCTACAATAAATCTAGGAAGTTGATTTCCTAAGATGTCTTGAACTTTGATCCTTGTTTCAAGGTATGAATCTTTCATATTACTGTCTTACTAATTTCCCGTTGTAATAACTTGAAGTATAAGATGATTTTATAAATTCTACTCCAGAAACTTCTACTCCTGAAGAAATAACATCCCTAATCATATTTATTCTGCTTTTTGGAACATTTAAATTTAGATATAGATCTCTGAGACCAACAACATCATTAGACTCTGGAACTGCCTCTACTTCTATCACATTATCAGGTTTATCTGTAGATGTAATATAAATGGTTTCTAATTCTATTTCCCCTTTAATATAATCAATTGTTCCTGCATTTCTTTTTACATCAACAACCTCACTGTTATCGGCATCTTGTTTTACAATTGACAAAACTCCTGTTTTGTATCCTGCATTTGGTCTATCAGTGAGATAAACTTTTGAGGATTCTCCCAATATATTAAATCCAGTAGATTTGATATTATAACCATCCGGTTTTACATGAAATTGATTTCCATAACACAATTCATATTGTGCATTTTGATTTAGAGTTGCATTCAAATTCCTTCTAATTATAACCTTTGTAATATTAGATGTAATTGCATTTCTATCAACAGAATCTATAATCTGCTGTGTTTTACTATATTTAAATCTACCACCAAATTTATTTAAATTAACTGATTTTGAATGTTGTGTCAGAGTATTAATAATTTTTGATTTTAATTCTTCGACATTTGAAACAAATGAATCCGTATAATAAACACTTGATTCTAATTCAATAAAAAGTAATTTTAAGTCTACTATTTTTTGATTGATACCAGATACGGAATATTGTCTCAACTTTGATAATATCTGATTCTTATTAAAATCTGATATGTAATTAGCACCTCTGGGTTTAATACTGATCAGAACATTACCATATTGAGGTGGATCCATTTCTTCTCCACCAACAACAGAAAGAGACTCGGTATCTGGATAAATTCTCTTAATTATAGATTCATAATCTTTTGCCGTAACAGCTCTATTCTGAGATGAATATGATAATGGAGCAAAATAACGAATTGAATCTAATGGTTCTATATCGGCACCATTTTGGGACTTGATACTATCAATAGTTAATGTGGGAGAAGGAAATGTAAGAGTATTAGATTCATCCTTTATGGTTCCCGCAAAAGAAAACTGAGAAACATCATTTCCATCTTCACCATCTGTTATCAAGTACTTTACTGTAATTATATTACCATCATCTCCCGATTCCGTTCCGAGTTTTTTACCAAAAATCCCATCACCAAATCTTAATTCATATTTTTGATCATCAATTTCTCTAACAAAATAAACTCTAGAATTTTTATCAATATCAATAATATTATCAATCTGTTTATATTCAGTACCATCACCATCATCACCACTTCTCTTTATATAAACTTTTATTGTTTCTGTATCAATAAAAGAATTTTCAAGAACAAACCTTTGATTTATTGAAGCATCAAATGTAAATGTTTTTGTGAGGAAAGTTCCTTGGTATATGTCAATAGAATTGAAAGAAACCGTACTTCCGTTTATAATTCCGGTTATTGGTTCTATAGTAGAAAAAATATAAGAAGTATTACTAGTACTACCCGTACATACAATTCCTGGTTGAAGAACTACATTGATAAGATCCGGATCTGAATCCGAATCATTATCTGGAGTAACACTAAATGATATCGTAGCCTTTGATGCCTTCCTGGAACGAGGCAGATATCCTATATTAGATGCCAAAGAAACCACGTTTCTTCTTACTGTTGCAGAATCTAAGAAGGATTCATTAACTGCCATGTTAGTATTGAAGGCAGTTATGTATGTATTATATGCTAGAGTATCAATCAATACTGAAAAATTAGACCCTTCAAAGTCAAAATCCGAAAAATTTGAATTTGAACGTAGATAATCCTTGATGGATGTCTTTATTTGATCAAAATCTAGATTAGAAAATTTAGTGAAAGGCATTTTAGTATCTCGTTGCCTCTAATAGAAACGTATATTCTTGTGTTGGAAATGATTGTCCGATAATATCATATGAAATTGTAACCTCAAAAGTGTTTTCATCCGGTGATGGAAAGACATCTACACCAATATTATTCACTCTTGGTTCAAAATTTTCAATTGATGTTTGAATTTGTTGTTGAATAATCGATGCAGTTCCAAAATCAACAAATTCAAACAAACTACCATAGACATCGGACCCAAATAATGAATTAAAAAACTTTTCTGTAGGTATTGTAAGCACAATATTTTTTACAGAACGGCGAATTGCCGATTCATTTTTTAATATAGGAAAATCTTTCGTAACTGGATGAGGTTCAAATGACAAACTTATGTCCTTAAACGCTCTTGATGTTCGTTTAACCGCCATCGAACAGAGTTTTTATTTATTTATACCCTAATTTTGAGTATTTTCTTGCTCTTTTGCCGTTTTCCAAAAATAATTCTCATCATTTCCGAGTCCATCACGATCGTGTCCATTTTCAACTTGGTAGTACACAGTCGAAACCTTAAAATCGGGCACTTTTGGATCTTTAGGAGTCAAACTATTGTCATAAATTCTGGTTCTATTATTTGGATAAAGGCAATATTGACCATTATCAAGTTCAATAAGATTATGTGACTTGTGTTCGGACGGGTTTTCACTGGTCGCATAGTCAATCACATCAGGATCTTGATGATAATTGTCCAGAGTACATACATATGTACCCGTCTGAGTGCCGTAATCCCTTGTATAGACCTCATAGTGCATAGAACCAATAAACTGCTTCTGTACCGTCACCACACCATAGTCCATACAGTTCCAGAACTGTAGATTATGAAGTGTCATATCCGGATCAGGAAGTACAGGTTCACTTAGAAAAGCACTAATCGGCAATTTATCATACATTGCGGCATATTCGGGTAAATACGTCTCAAAATAAAAAGCGCGTCCGGGAATCGACTTAGCCGAAACCCAAACGCCCTTTACAAATTCCCCGTGCCCACTTTGATGATCTGTTAGATATTCCTTACGAACCCATACTTCCACTGAAGGTAGATTGGTTATCAAACATGCCATGTTGCTTTACAAAACTATATTATCTAGTTATCTCTTACCCTGCCCTCTGTACATCTTAGAAGCAGAGTTACGAGAAGTTGCGGTCCTCTTACTGTGCTTTCCATTACCCTGACGAGTTTTTTTCGGTTTCGACTGCACATAACCGTCCTTAATAAGTCCTACTTTTGCTCTAGCCATTTAGATCCTCCGTGATCATTAGTGATAATAGTTTTCAGGTGCTCCGGATTCGGTGATCCGGTTTCATAAAATTCAATTGCCAGATCCTGCATGATCTCCAAATACTCATCCTCCGTAAGATTCGTAAAAATACGTTTGTTCTTACGAAGAATGGTGTATCGATCAGATGACACGAGTCTTTTCATGTCCGACACGAATTCTTGGGTCACACCAAATCTCAAATCCAGATTCAATCGCATCCAGACAGAACGAGACATCCTCGCCACACATGTCCTGTACTTCACCGGACTCAAAGACTTGCATCTTCGGAGCAAACCATGGATACTTCATACCCTCGTTCTCGAATACTCCGTGCTTGATGAGTAACCATCCAAAACCCGTATAGTCCACTGTGAATGGTTTCTTGCGCTTGGAAATACTCTCCAAAGTTTCGTGGTTCATCACACCTCCATTATTACGGAAGTCATCCTCCTCCAACCAATGAGCAACTGATGTGGTACGACCGTCCTCTGTACAGTACCATCCTCCGGCAATGTCCTTCTCCATCAAAACTAACTGCCAGAACTTCTCAGTATTGAATACAATATCACTATCAATCCATAACTGCCAATCGTACTGTAACTTACCGTCCCAGGGAATTTGATCCGGTCCGCGCAGTACATTTGCTCCAAGACACTTGCATCTGGCAAAATTGACCATGGAGGAATAGTCTTGCGAAATCTGGATGCTTGCCCCTGCCTGTACAAGATCAAAACAAAGTTGTACAAAACTTTTCAAATACGTGTAAGAAACTCCACGACCGGGTAGACAAAATACAATGGTCTTTCCTTTTACAAGTTCCTTTGCCTTATCATAGTCCCACTCGTCTTCCTTACTAGGGACCGGTGGTTTCTTTGCCTTTACAGTAAATCCTTTAGCCATAATAGAATAAAACTACTTCAGTATCATACCAGTTATATAGTGTTCTGTCAATTAACTTCCGTGATGATAATAGAATCTCCATCGACTTCCATATTGACTTCCGTGCCCTCGTACCATCCATTCTCATTAATAATCCATTCGGGAATTATAACGTAATATTCACCAGTTATAGGATCAACCTCTATGGTCGTAAAATTTTCTGCGGAATTTTTTTGCATTTCATCAAATCCTGTCATCGTTTTTATATATGCTCGGAATTTTTTTAAGAGAGAGAAATTGAAAGGTCGATTTGGGTCGTTTATAGCTTAGGGAAGTGGTGCGTTTTTAGCCACGCCCGCCGACGCTAAGGGGG